AGATCTTTAATATCGCTTAATGCACGTGTTGTAAGATTAGGATTATAATAAACAGATGTTGTTACTTCTAAATTAATATATTCTGGGTCAACAATTTCTGGTGTAATAGATACAACGTTCTTATTCTTTAATATTTCTGTAATGATCAAATCTTTTTGTGCTGCTGTTAAAGCGTTTGTTGTTTCAGGTTTAATTGAAATAAACACTTTACCATATTGTGCAGGAATGTTATCTTCTCCACCCCATACATTAATTGTTTGAGCATCAGGATATGCTCTATAAATTGTTGCTTTATAATCTTCGGTTGTAACAGCTCTATTTTGTGCTGTATAATATCTTGGTGCATTGTATCTTATTGATTCAATATCTTCTACATCTGTACCACCGGTTGCACCTAATGTTGTTGTTACAGCAGTATTACCTCCAAGCAATGTAGCACCTTGATATGAAAATACTCGAGCACCATTTGCTTCTGTTTTATTTGTTGTCATATATGAAATCGTAACAACATTACCATTTGCAAGAGCTTTACCAATAACATCATTACCAAACTCTAATTCATAAAGTTGTCCTTCAATCTCTTTAACAAAGAATACTTTAGAAGTTTCATTTAAATCTAATAATTCGTCTTGTCGTACGAATGTTTCAAATGTACCACTTTGAGCATTTTCTTGTACTCTTACTTTCACTGTACTTAAGTCTACATCTTGATTTGGTATTAAATAACGTGTTCCATCTGCAACAGTATATTTAAATTGTAATGGTGTACCTTCTTTAATTTCTACATCAGCAAATGTATATGTTGAACCATCTAATACAGCAACAGCGGCTTCAGTATTATAAAAGTTATATGTTGAACCATTAATTGTTGATGAAAATGGTTGATTTGCTGGAATTGTTAATGACGCTGGAGTAGATGTTGTATTAGAAACAACAACATTTACTTTAGCAACAGCACCAGTTGCAGAATGAGGAATATACCCAATTTCTTTTGCTCTTGAAACGACGCTTGATCGCTTGCTGGCTGAATCTAAAAATGATTCATTAACCGCTAAGTTAGTATATAGAGCATTGTAATGGGTGTTATAAGCAAGTATATCAAGCAAGATAGACATGCTAGATCCTTCAAAATCATAATCCTTGAATGTATCTTGTCCTTCTAAATATGATTTGATATTTGCTTTTATTGCATCAAAATCTAATTCTGATGTTTGTATTTTCCTATTCGTATAATGTGCCATTATCGTGTTCTCGTGAGTATTAAATCAACCTGTACTGGTCTAGTAGTATTTATTATTCTAAAATAAATGCTGACATTTACATAGTGATCATCTGGAGATATTGTAACTTGAACTTCTTCTAATTTAACTCTTGGTTCAAAGTTAGTTATCGTGTCTGTAATTGCTCGTTTAAGCATAACATTGAGCATTGGTGTGGCAGGTTCAAAGAGTAATCCTCTAATCTGTGAACCAATTTCTGAATGAAATGGTCTTTCAAAGTTTTGTGTCAAGACTAAGTTACGAACTGAAGCTTTAATTGCTTCTTCGTCATACTTCATTGTCACATCCATAGTTGATGGATGCTTAGTAAAGTTAAAATCAAAGTCTGAAAATGTTCTTGTATTCCTTGCCATACTATTATTTATAACCCTTTTAACCGAAAAATACGCTTGGTGAACCTTATGCTGAGAGTTGTATTATTTGGAATCCATTCCATTATGTAATCAACACAAATTGACCATTACTTGAGGCTCGTTTGTGATCCCTCATTGTAAATGCATTAAATCGATTAGCAGTATATTTAAATGATACATGAATCCACACTGTGGTCTTACCCGAATACTCTAATAATATCTGATCATACGGTACCATTTTAGCTAATTGACATGCTGCTTCATAGTGTTGTTCACGGCTAAATCCTGGTATGACGATATCTGCAGCTTGACCTAGATAATGTTGTGATGTAGCACTTGATCCTCTTACATCGCCTGGTCTTCTAAAGCCAGATGTAATCACCATATTAGGATATAATTCAGCAAGTGGTTCTAATACGTTTTCACATAAGCCTTTTAGGTTACACACAATTTCATTTTCTGTTAAACCTTGTTGAGGCTTAGGCATACGTGAACCATTCTTTGTTAATGCACTTAATGTAAAGTGTTTGCTTAAATATAAATCTGGTGTAAACTTTTCAATACCGTTAATAATTGTACACGATTGAGGTAAAGCTGTAACACTATTTCTTGTAACTGCACATGTTTTTTGTGTAGTACCATAATCTTCATCATCTGGATCTAATGTACCTTCATTAATACGTTTAGCAATGTATGCAGTAGGATCACCTTCTTCTGGTGTTTCATAGTGAGCAGCAGCTTCTACGCCACGAGTAATCACTTGTAATTCTTTAAATGTTGGCATAACTGGATCATATGCTAATGGTGTTGTTAATCCAGACGTTTCTGCTTCACTTGCAGAATTAATAGAAGGACACGCTTCAGCACCATTTCTATTTGTTGGACAACTGTAATCTGTTTGACCTGATGCAGCAACTAAATATGTATCACCCCCGTGATATGTGTATTTGTCACCATTATGTCTATAGTGTGTTGTATTTGATTCTTGATTATATAATCCAGCATTTAAATTTAAAGTTTGTGCAGTTTCATTTAATTCAGGTGAACTTATATCAAATGTATCAATTGCTTCTAAATTAATTGAAGTAGCTTTAACTTTATATGAACCAAGTACAGATGTTTCCATATCACCATGCACATGAGTTGATGCATTACCCATAACTTCAATATTAGCGTTATTATTTACTTTAACATTCCAATTACCATCGATAGTAATATGACCAGAACCTTTAACATATAGATGATCATTACGTTCTAGTATTTCATAGTTATCACCAACAATCTTTTCTACTTTAGTGCCATTCGAATCTATCTCAAAGAATGTACCTTTTGTATGATAAAGATGAATACGTTCTGAATGTTTTGTATCATCAAATTCTAGTACATGGCCAGATTCTGATTGGTAAACGTGGTTATATGGGTATGTTGCATTGTATGGTATAGGTGATTGATCCCATGTTACATTAAATGCAGTTACTACGCCTTTTGTTCTTGTTAATTCTTTCTTACGAACAATTGTTTTCTTAATGTCTTCATGTCTTGCAAGTTTATTTGTATCTGGTTCAAAACGATATAATGGATATTTGCCATTTGGATCTCTAAAACCAAGAACCATTTTAAGGCCATTATCTAATTGACCTGACGCAGTTGTACTAGAATCGACTGTAGGTATAGCTGCTTTAACTGGAACAAGATCACCTGTGGGCCCTGGAATGCCCTCAGCAATAAACTTATCTTTCTCTGCTAGACGTTTTCTTAATTCACCTTGATCAATTTCACCATTAACTTTTGCTTCTTCTGCAAAACCAGTTGCTGCAGCAAGGTAATCATTATTATTAAGATCTGATACAATAGATGAACTATCTAGTGCTCCTGTTTTATTATATTCTAATGAAACAAGAGAATCAAACATTGATTGAGTTATATCTGATTTGACTTGGCTTTTTACTTTTGATTCTGCTGCCGCAAGTTTAACGTCTTGATAAGAAACCGATGAGCCTGTTAATTCATTTGCAGTTTCTGAAGAAGTAGTAAATGATGATGCTGTAGCTAAACCAGTTGATTCTTCTGCAGGAGATCCGCTAGAATTTTTTATTATATCACCAGATTTTGATACAAGACTTTCTTCGTCTGTACCAGGAAGATAACCATCTTCCTTAAGAATCATTTCTGTGCTACTTTGATCTATAGGACCATCTTGTTGTGGGATTCCAGCTAATGATCCTATGATAATAGGTTGTTGTTCATCAGTATCCCTGAACATTACAAGAACCCATGTACCTTCAACTAGTCCTAATGGAGATTGTCCTATTCCAGACATTGCAGCAGATGTTATAGGTTGTATAGGATACGCCCATGGTAGATCTGCAGTTTTTAGTATAGATTTATCGTGGTTATGTAAACCGACTACACGAACTTGACACCTTCCAAGTTTAAACGGATCTTGTCTATTTTCAACTACACCAGTATATAGCTTCATGATTCATCGCCTTTATCTGGATTAAGTTGAATTGTATCTTTAATTAATTCCATTACACATTCATGTCTTTCTCTATCAATTACATGATTAATTGATGATATAATATAATTTCCTGAAAGCATTTTATCAGTTACATCAGCTTCACTTAATCTAATAGGATTAAACTTGTTAATTAGTAAATTAACTTTAGCTCCTACAGTATAATCAGTTCTTCCTGGTACTGTAATATTAATCTTTGTTGTTTCAGCCTGTTTAAGAAGAGATCTACGTTCTTGTGTAGTTCCTGAACTAATATACTTATATCCATTAAATGAACCATAGTGTTGTTCAGACATCATATGTAATTGATCTCCTCTTCGAATCGATTTATTCGAAATAGCAGGAAATTCATTTAAATGAGATTTTTCTGGATGCTGTTCAAGTATATCAAATATTTTTACAGAGTATCTTTTTGTCACAATATCATGAGACGTTTTCTTAGATGAATACATACCCATTTTAGTTTTTTCTATAAGATCATAATATACAGGAATTTCTATATCAATAATTCTTTTGTAATCTTCTTCAATATTTCTTTTTGTTTCACCCGCAACTGTAGGATCTCTATCATATCCATCATATATAAATTCTTGTAATACATCACTATTATACATATTTTCTAAACTTTGAAAGTTAAAACCATTTCTATTTTCAAAGAATAAATATGATGGTGTGTTATTTAAATTTAGTGCTTTTTGAGATAAGAAATTTAGATTTTTTATTGGTGACCAAAAGTTAGAAACATATTTAGTACCATTCATTGTTTCTTCTATAACAACATTCTTCGTAGTTTCTAAACCATGTTCTTTATTAGTTAACATAGAACGGGCTATATCACTTATCTTTCCTTCAAATGCCATACTTGGTCTTTTATTTAAATCAACCAATGCTTCTCTTGACATAAAATGAAGTTCATAAACAACGCTACGATCTCCGGCTTGTGCTCTATTTGTGACTTTATGAATAATGAATTGATCATTTATTTTCATATTCTTTTCAGTAAAAGATGGAGTGTATACATTAATTTCAATGTATTCTTCTCCAATAAATGGAAATAAATTTATAAAGTCTAATGTTTCTTTTACTGCAATAATGCCAGAAATGAATGGTGAATATAGATCTTCATATACTTCTAATGCTATAACCTGATTTGTAATTTCTTGGCCAAATCCATTAGCAGTTATGATTTTGATTGCTTCAATACTAATATCGCCTGCAAAGCGTATTTGTTCATTGTTGTTCATTATATAAGTTCTTTAAAGTTTTTTAATATAGTCTGTAATAATTCTGGTGAAATTAATTTAATTCTACGTTTCTTTTCATTTTCATCATCTTCAAATTGATAATTAGATACTGGAGTACCTTGTGAAGAATCTACAATATTACCATTTGAATCTATATAATGGTGTACATTGTATTCATTACCTGCACCATATTTTTGAGTAATATGTTCTTCTAAATTATGTGTAGATAATGGAAAGTCATTAATATAATCAAAGCGATGATTGCATAGCATAACAACCCAATGATATTCAGGAGAACCATATATTTTCTCAGCAATAATTTCTGGAGTTTCTCCATCTTTAATATCATACTCATCATATAAAGTAATATTCTCAAGAATTTGAGTTCTTATTCTAACATTTTGAGTTATATCTTTAACTAATGCAACTTTGTTTTCACCGTTGATTTTAAAATCATATAAAAATTTTGGAAATTTTTTAAAATACATTATAGACCATCCTCAATTCGTTCTTTAGTAAGTGGAACAAGTTCTCTAAATGTAAGTACCATGTTTATTTGTGTTGGAGAACCATCGGCAAATGCATTAAATCTTCCTTGTGGTGTATAGTTAACATTCATTTCTGTTAATACACATGATGTATGCCTATGAATATTTAAATTTTCTTGTGTTCCATGATAGAATGATATATCAAATTCTGAAGGGTAAATGTATAAGAATGCATTTGTATCTTTATATTCAGGATGCATATGATATTTAAACTGTTTAATAATTCTTTTTACGTTTGCGGATTCTTGAGGACTTCGTGGAAAAAACTGATAATCAATTTGAAATGTTCTAAAGTCTACACTCTTAAATAACTGTTCTCTTTTTGGATTAGGCGCTAAACCTGATAACTTCTGTGCTACTTCTGCGCCTGGAACTGATAATGCTGCAGCAGCAACACCGCTTTTTGATCTTTCAAACGCACCTTTAGCTGCATCCATAATATTTCCTGGATCATCTAAAAGCGATTTACCTAAAGATATAGAACCACCTAATGCAGTACCAAGAAGCGTTTCTTTAAACATATCTTTTTCATCGTAATTAACTCCATAACGTATATTCATATTATTTGGCATATGTAATGCTATGGCAGTTTTTAATCGTTTTGTTTGTGCTTTGAAGTTACTAGTTTGACTTTGTACAGCTTTAGCACCACCATAAGCAACAGCACCTGCAATAACTTTTTTAGTTATATTGCCACTTCCAGTTACAATGCTAGCACCTGTTCCTGTTAATACTACTCCTGACGCAGCATATGCTTCACCATTTCCATCACGTTCTACTTTTGCAATCAATTCTCCCCTATCTCTTGGAGCTATATCTTCTACAAATTCGGTATTAGGATCACGCCCTAATTTAGAATCTTCGGTTACATTAATGTAAAACATTGCATAATTAGAACCATATTCACCAGTTGGTCCAAGTAAATCATCTGGATACATGTGTTGTGTAACTCTGTACTTGCCTTCGTTACGATTTAATGCAGCACTGTCTAATGTATCTGCACCTCCTCTAGATTTATATAAAGAGTCTGATGCTGTATCAGATAAATTACCTTGGCCAGCAGTTGATGAAGGTGTTGATCTCAAGGCTGGATTAATATTATCTTGCGCCATTCTGTTTCCTAAAAAGTCTTTATATTATTTATAATAAATATACGATATATGTATCACAAAAGAAAGTATAAACCAATTTACCCTGAGAAGTATGAAGGTGACCCAACGAGTATTATTATGAGATCAAGTTGGGAAACTCGTTTCGCCTTATGGTGTGATCGTAACCCAGCAATCGTTAAATGGTCATCAGAAGAAACAATTATACCTTATCGGTGCCACACAGATAATAGAATACATCGTTATTTTGTGGATTTTAGGATAAAAGTGAAACAAACTGATGGTTCTATTAAGACTTATATCGTAGAAATTAAACCACATGCTCAAACTAAACCTCCTGAGTACCCTGGACGTAAAACTAAACGATTTATTACAGAATCCTTAACATTTGTTAAAAATCAGTCAAAATGGAAGGCTGCAGAGGAATGGTGTAAAGATCGAGGTTATGAATTTAAAATAATAACTGAACGAGAACTCGGTATATAAGCATATAAATAATATTATGGCATCTTTAAAAGACATTTTTGATAAAAACCAGTATGATTTAGGTCAAGCTGCTAAGAAATCAAAGAATTGGTTTCAACAACAAGCTAGATTGTTAGGTCAACAACAAATATCTCCTCAAAGAGCAATGAGAGGTGGAGAATTTACAACACGACCTATGCCTGGTAAGTTATATATGTTTCTATATGATCCAAAACATAAAGATACATTACCATATTATGATATGTTTCCTTTAGTTTTTCCTTTTTCAAAGGATTCTACAGGATTTACTGGTTTAAATATGCATTATTTGCCATATCAAATGCGTATAATGCTATTACAAAGATTAATGGACTTTGCAAGTAATAAAAATATGGATGAAACAACAAGATTAAAGTATTCTTGGAGTCTTATTGATGGAGTTTCACGATATCGTTTAGCACAGCCTTGTGTTAAGAAGTATCTTGCAAATCATGTAAAAACACAATTAAAATTAATTCCTGCAAATGATTGGGCAACTGCAATGTTATTACCGGTTGAACAATTTGTTGGATCAAATAAACAAAAAGTCTGGCAAGACTCATTAAGAGGCTAATATGGCACAATTAAACGATTTTATAGCTCAAGTTAAATCAGAAGGTTTAATGCGTAATAATAGATATATTGTTACTATGCAACCACCACTAGCATTAAGAACTTTATTTGGAAATGCACAACTTGAAAAAACATTATTATTCTGTGACTCAGCATCTATACCTGGAGTCACTATTTCAACTTCACCAGCATTAACATATGGTGAAATACGAGAAATGCCATACGAAAAACTATTTACCCCAGCAAATTTTACATTCTATGTTGATAATGCAATGATTGTTAAACATATGTTTGATAAATGGCAAGGTTTAATTGTAAATCCAACCACAAGAAATACAGGATATTACGTTGATTACACAGTTCCAATTGATATTGCTATACTAGATGTATATAGAAATGAAAGATATATTGTAACATTACATGAAGCGTATGTAAAAGATATCGGTCAAATACAAATGGATGCTTCAAACAGAGATGTAATGAAACTAAATGTTACAATGCAATATAAGTATTGGACATCTGCGCCATCAACATCATCTATTTCATATCCTGATAATAGAGGATTCTTTGAAAAAATATTTGATGCATTTTTTGGTGACAGTCAAATTATTCCAGATAACTATTTTGGAGATTTTACTGGATTTCAATCACAAGCTAATAACATAACTACTCCTCAACTAGGTGGTTTAGATTTAGCAGGAGCTTCATATAGATTTTAATAGAGGTATATTATGAGTACTGATGAAAATCTGTCTAAAGTGTTCGATGTAGAACCAATGGATAAGACAGAGGTTATAAAGAAAGACGGATCGGTGTTACCACCTAAGTCTAAAAAGATGGAAGAGAATATTGACTTTGATTATGATAGGTCTCGTGATAATCTTCACGGCTTATTAGTTCAAGGACAAGATGCATTAATGAATGCATTAGAGATTGCTAAACAATCTGAACACCCTAGAGCGTTTGAGGTTGTTGGTAACTTAATTAAGCAACTAGCTGATGTGAATGAACAGTTGCTTAGCCTACATGATAAGAAGCAAAAGTTAGATAACCCTAAAGGTTCTGAAAAGAAAGAAGGTGTTACTAATAATAATGCTATCTTTGTAGGTAGTACAAGTGAGTTGAATAAACTACTTAATGATTTAGATAATAAAGGAGAATAGATCATGGCTTTGCCTATGAATAATACTCCGGTTTACCAGATGGAAGTTCCATCGACCGGAAAACAAATTAATTTTAGACCATTTTTGGTTAAAGATGAGAAAGCATTATTATTAGCTCAACAATCTGAAAATCCAATGGTCATGTTAACATCATTAAAAGATGTTATTAAATCATGTGTTAAAGATGATTTAGATATAGATGCTTTAGCAACATTTGATATAGAATATATTTTTACACAATTAAGAGCAAAATCTGTTGGTGAAATCATTGACTTAACTCTTAAATGTGATAAATGTGAAGATCCAAAGGCTGTAGCTACTGTCAATATAGATTTAACTAAAATGGCAGTCGATGGAATAAAAGAACACACAAATAATATTACTTTATTTGATGATGTAGGTGTTATAATGAAATATCCAACGATGGATATTTTAGAAAAAATGGAAAATCTAGATGATAATAATTTAGATGAAGTATTTGAAATTATGATTAGTTGTATAGAATCAATTTACAATTCTTCAGAAGTATTTCATTCTAAAGAACAACCTAAAGGTGAATTACTTGATTTCTTAAATAATTTATCTAGTGACCAGTTTATGAAAATAAGAACATTTTTTGAAACAATGCCTAGATTAAAGTATGACATTGAATATAAATGTCCAGTGTGTCAAAAAGAACATAAAAAAGTTTTGGAAGGCCTCCAAAGTTTTTTTTAATGAATCTCTCTCATGAGAATTTGAATAATCATTATAAAACAAATTTTGCATTAATGCAGTATCATAATTATTCTTTAGCTGAAATTGAAAATATGATACCTTTTGAGAGGGAAATTTATATAGCTTTACTTATGCAATATCTTGAAGAGGAAAAACGTAAACAAGAAAGCACGTAATGAAAGAAATATTACAAAAACTACTATTAGAAACTGAAAAGCAATCTAAATTATCTGAAACGGCAAATAAACGTAGATCAATGACAGATAAAGAAATGACCGAGCAATTTAAAAAGATTGCCAAAGGTGATTTTCTTAAGCCACTGTCTGAAGACAATGCTGCTGTTTTAGATAGAGCTAGAGATGCTAAAGTTCATAACACACTTGCCGGAAACATAGGTGGTGCAGTTATGGGTGGTGTAAAAAATGTTGGTAGTTTCTTTACTCCTCGCGGATTCTTAGATAAAACAGGTATTGTTAAAAAGGGTAGTGGTGGCATAATTGATCAGATGTTTGAAGCTAGAAAAGCTAGAACAGATAGGATTAAAGCTCGCGTTATGGCCGGAGAAGTGCCAGAAGAAAAAGGCATTTTTGCAAAAATAAAACAAGGCATACAATTAAGTGGTGAAGCTAAAAGAGAACAAGCACAAAGAAGAGAATTAGCTAAATTAGATGAACAAGAACAGTTCATGCGTGATAACGGTATTGATGAACAAACAATAGCTCAATCTGATGTAAGAAAGAAAAAGAATTCATTAGCTGAGCAAATGAAAATAACTGGGTTTGGAGCAAAAGAAGAAGAAGATGAAAAAGAAGACTCTAATGTAGTTACTGAAGAAGAAAGAGAACAACTAAAAATACAAGAAGACCAAAGCGATAAGTTAGATGATATTGCTGAAAATACGAAGGATATGGCTACAGCCCTTTCTGGAAAAGGATCTGGTTCAAGTAAACCTGAAGAAAGTGGTGGCATGTTTTCAGGAATTGGTGGTGCTTTAAGTGGATTAGGAAAAGGTGTTGGTGGATTAGCAAAAGGTCTTGGATCTGGAATTGGTAAAGGATTAATTGGATTATCAACCGGTTTAATGGCATTAGCAAATCCTGCTGCTTTATTAGGTCTAGGTGCTGTCACATTAGCTGTAATGGGTATTGCTAAAGCTTTAGAAATAGCTGCGCCAGCAATTAAAGAATTTGTTCCTGTAATGAAAGAAATGGTATCAACTATTGGTGAGGTATTCATTGAAGGAATTAAAGCTATTCCAGAAATTATTTCTTCAGTTGCAGATGCAATTGTAAATCTCATTGGAGGAATTAAAGACATTATCGTTGGAGTAATGGATAAAATAGTTGAATCTGTTGAAAGATTAGGTAAAGTTGATGGAACAAATCTATTAGCAGTTGGTGGTGGACTATTTGCTGTTGCTGGTGGTTTAGCTGCATTTGCTGGAGGAAGTGTTGTTAAAGGTGTAACTGATACTTTAGGAAGTTTATTTAATGCAGTTACTGGTAGAAAAAGCACAGTTGAACAATTAGAAGATATCGCTAAACTTGGTCCAGACTTAGAAAAAGCTGGCACTGGAATGGAAAAGCTTGCTAGAGGTTTAGGTGGATTTAGTGATGTTGAATCTGAAAAAGTAGAACAAGATGTTGTTGTTGCTAAAGCAAAAGTTACGAATATATCTAAAGGTAAAATGAGTCCTGTAACATCTTATACTAAAAATGGTAGAACATACAAATTAACAGATGAAGAAAGAATGGCTTTAAGTAATGCTGACTTAAGTGGCCAAGAAATAGTAACTGGACCTAATGGCGAACAAAGATTAGTTCTTAAAGATGGAGATAAATTAACAGCAGCTAATGGAGCTATTAAAGATGCTGAAAGACAAGCTATGAGAGAAATGATGGGTGGTAATACGAATATTAATGCTCCTACAACTACTGTAAATAATTCAACATCTAATAATGTTGTTAAAGCACCTGTAAGAAATGTTGATACTTCTGTAAATGCATACTATAGAGGCAATTGGATAATGGAGTCTAATGCCTCATCGTTTTAATAAGAAAGGGGCCGAAGCCCCTTTTTCTTAGTCTTGATCCGCTATCTTTTGAAAATAACTCATTACATCATCGTCATCATCTGAACTGAGTGAGGGTTCAGGTGCTGCCGAAGCTACAGGTTCAGGAGCAGGAGCTGCTCTATATTCTGGAGCTGGTTGTGATGGTATATCTTCTTTTACTAAATCAGATGCAGAAGCAGCTACGCCACCATCTCCACTGA